GGGTTTATTACTACCATGATATGTCTCCAAAATTTCCCCGCTATCTGGATCAATTGCCTTACCCCACCACCCCTTGGCTTGTAGGATGGGAATCATCCGCGCCTGAAATTGCCGCTCGGTTATACCTTCTTTCAGTGCCTGCTGTATGCCTTGAAATAAATCTAGCAATACATCCTGTAATGCTAAATGTGCCACTGCGAATGCTTTGGCATGTGCCTCTTGCCAGAGCTCATTCCAACTGCGTGTCAATATCAGACCCTTAGACTCAAAATAACGTACTACTGCGGCAGGAACTAGCTTAAGTGCATAAGCAATATCAACCCTGTTCATTGTGAACTTCCTGTTGTGCTTCTAATTGCCCTGCTAGCTCGGCTACCAGCATTGCTTGTGCTAATGCTTTTATAAAGCTTGCGTCATCTTTTAATGGGAAATCAGCCATTAAACCGGCCAGTACTGATTCAGCAGATTGTCCGGCCTGCAATCCCGCAACCGCACTATCCAGTATCGGCTGCAATAGATCTTGTGCTTGAAGCTGCATCCCACCCATTCCAATAACAGCTTTGTCTATTGCCGATTGTACATTATCAGCTCGCTCCTCTTTAAGTACCGCCATAGTACTACCACAGCAGGTGCAGCCAGTACTATGATGGGCGCTAGACTTGAGTTGAGCAGCAGACGCAGAACCTGATCTACTCATCCGCAAAACTAATTCATCTTTTGCGGGTGTAGGTATCTTCAGTTTGCGGCGCGCCCAATCCACTGGAATATCCATGATGCTTGCAAGCTTTGGCAGGGCATCCGCATACAGCGCCATATCCTCCGGCTCAGTGTCATCAAACACAAACTGAGGCACGCGAGTTAGTGTTGTATTGAATAAAGCCAGTGGCTGGATTAGGTCGCGGGTCAGTGTTTTGCTCAATTGCCGTAAATCAGCTTGTCGCAGTTCCCAGCGTACTTCGTCATGAGTTTGAGCAGCAGCATAGCTACCCTTGCCATCTACCTCGCTAGTCAGGGTTCCGCCCAATATCGCTTTACTGATGGATTTTTCAGCCCAATGAATCATGGCTAGAAATGCATCTGGCTCACCGGCCGCCGCATTCTGAAACTCAATTGCCATATTAGCGGGTAGTATGCCTGCTGCGTTATGTCCTATGGCTGTCACAGCAGCAAGCAAGCGCGAACGCTCGGGTTCGGATGCTCCACTAGGGTAGCGCCCAAGCCTTACGGGCAATCCATAAATCTCTAAAAACTCAGCAAAATCTCGCGATGAATACGTTCGAAACAGAAAGGGCCATAATGTGACTCGCGCTAATGCCGTGTTAGTCAGATAACCTGAGCGCGCTTTTTGAGTATGGCTTAGCCACGTATAGGATTGTAATGACTCTCCAGCTCCATCCATTGTCCTCAGTAATAACTGATTGCGATTATCCTGATGACACATAAACCACGCTGCGGGTCGATGTTCTAGTTTGCTGGGTAGCCACAAGCCTTCAGCTTGCCCCCATTCCATTTCGATGTTGGAATAGCCTTTGTGGATAGCATCGGTTAAGTCAAACAGCACGTCCGGGAGTGGTATCTCGCTCAGCAGCTCGGTGAGTTGATCAATGGACTTTTGCTCGTTGGTATCTGCATTGCTTAGTTCCAATTTCCAGTCGGCACTTAAGCAAGCCCGCCGCCGCTTCATTAGTTCAGCGAACAAATGGGTATCACGCTCCTCCATGTCATCAGCAATTTCCGCAATCGCCTGCAAATTACCGCGCTCACCTTCCAACAATAACCCTGCTGCCCTTGCTGGAGTTAGGTTTTTACCGGGGTGCGCGGCAAATTCCTTGGATAGCCAGCCTAGTTCCGCTGTCTGTTCATTCCGAGGTGGTTCAGCTTCCTTCTTATTGCTTCTCAGTAAGCGATTTAACCATTCCATGCAAAATCCTCATCCCAGATAGAAGTCTTTATAGCCTCAAAATCACCAATCACCAATCCATCATCTCGTGCGGCTGAATAAGCCAGTACCCCTGCGACAGCAGTGTCGCCATGTCGCATTTGTCCATCACTGCCCTTGTCCCTGCCATCATCCATGCCCGGCACACCTTTCTTTAAAATGACGCGCCGATGGTCTGCAATAATGTCTTCTGATTGCGGGATCGTAATGGTCTGATCTTCCAGTGCTGCTTTGTAGGGTGGGAAATGTACGCCATACCATTGCGCGGTCAACATCACCGCTTCCACGAGTGTTGCGCCATAGCGTTGCACTGCTGCCTCAGCGTGCGCTTGACCATTTCCGCGTGCATCTAGTTTTGCCTTATGCAATAAGGGCAAGGTATCCAGTAGATAAAACAAAAATAGCTGCTGTACATCAAACGGAATGCGTCGCAATTCCAGCACAAATGCTGTGTGCCAATGCCCAGCTCCTTGGTCTTGTAGTACCCAATACGCAGATAGATCGCCATCCCGCCCAAAATCCTGCCCCACCGCGTGCCGCTTGCCTGCTAGGTTATCCACTATCGGCTTGAGCACATCCGTGATCCAAAGCTGCGCCTGATCCACGCGGTGTGGATCGGTCACCCATTCCGCAGGTTTGGCATAACGCAGCACCGGAATACTAGGGCGCTGGCATTGCTCTATCAGGATGCGCGGTAAATAAGCCCCCGTGCCTGCTTTAGGAATAACATCCAACTCTTCGCTGGCAGCATCCCCATAGAAATCATAAACGCCATCCATCCACTCAGCTTCATCTTGCGCCGTCCATGCTTTGCCTAAGCGCAGACAAACCCGCCTATATAGACCCTGAGCAACCGCTTCACGGAAGGTAATGCGCTGCACGCTGCCTCGGCGCTTACCGGAGCGTATTTCTTTCACCAGATCATTAAAGGGGTTGCCTTCACCGTTATGTGTGGAAATGATCCGCACCCTACCACCCCAAATCAGCAAAGCCAGTGCAGCCTTTAGTAATTCGTCGAGCTGATCATGGAAGGCGGCCTCATCGATAACGACCACACCTTGCTTGCCACGCAGATTGGCGGGACGACTGGATAGGGCGACAATACGGAATCCCGAGTCAGGAAAACGAATCGTGTAGGTTTTGATGTGCTTATCATCTTCACCCTCTTCCCACCAGCCCTCTTCAATTTGTCCTGCTGCGTAGTTGAAGACCCTCGCCCAGCTAGCACACGCATCGATGTACTCAATCGCCATATCTTGGTTGTAACCGATATAGTACACATTCATACCACCTGCACTTTTGGCGCTAGCGGCAATCAGGGTATCATCGGCGGCTTCCGCCCAAGTCAATCCGGTGCGTCGGGACTTTTCTGATACTTTGAGTGGAGACTTATCATCAACCCAGTGTTGTTGATAGGGCAGCAGAACGCTACCCGGTGTGGGGGTGGATTTGGCAGGAAGGGCAGGTGACATGGTTAGCGATTAGCATCCTGCGCTTCTGCCGCAGGAGAATTTGAGTGATTGGATGCATCATTAGCCTGATCGTAAGTAAGGCTCGAATCTCCACCACGCTCACCGCCATCACTAAATGCACTTGGAGCATCAGAGGTCGGTGGCTTAAAGGATGATGTCCAGTGTTTGACTTGGTTAGCTGTGCAGCCTGCTAAAAGCAGTGAGAATAAAACGAGCATAAAAAGTTTCATAATTAGTCCTTGCTGGCAATCCCTAAAATTTCGCGGCGGATTGCCTCTGCCGCTTCTGCGCTCAAGCCACCTTTTTTGGCGATAGCTTCTGCGCGATTGGCTGCTGCCTCCGCCTTTACGCGGATTTCAGCCTGCCATTTCTTGTTGGCAATACTGGCTCGACTCACTTCAGCAATGCTTTTAGCGGCTTGACTCAAGAGCTTGACCCGTTCGCCCGCATCCTCTGCGCTTTCCGCCTCCTGTAAATTCAGTAGTGTTTCAAATAGCCCAGTCTGTACTAGGCTAATCACGCTACCACTCAGGTGGTTTTCGGCATCATCCACATTGGCAGCCAGCGTTCGCGCCGCTTCAGTGCTGGCGCGAATGGCAGATAATCGCCGTTCCAATTTTTGGCCGTAGCGATGCAGACTGGAGCGACTGAGTGCATAACCTTGCCCTTTCAAGTAGTCCGCCAATGTCGTATAGCCGCTAAAATTCTGCTCAAGTAGAGCCTTATCCAGCCATGTCTTTACATCGACGGGTAGCTGATCAATAGCATTCGCGGGTGGCATTAGTTGCCCGTCCAATATTTAGTGGGTCGAGCAATCCCAGCGCGGCACTCAGTCGTATACTCGGCAATATCAACACCGTCCGCCGTCAGGCTGCTCAACCAAAAACCCGCAGGATTGCGTTCAATATCGACCAGTTTGCGCTCTTCGAGATAGCTCAGCTCGCGGCGGATTTCGTTAGCATTAGCACCGTGGTAAATACCTTGCGCGGTCATCAGTAATAGACTTTCGTGCGCCCGTACAGGTCGGCTGTTATTCAATGCTAGAATCAGTAACCAACG